GATGACCTGGAAGCAGGCGTACGATCAGAAAAGCAGGCAGGTGATATTATCGACCTACTAATGATGCGTGCAAATTCATATAAGGACATTATGAAAATTTGTCATATATCTACTCCTGAAATAAAACAAACATCTCTTATTGAACCATCATTTTTAAACGGAGATCAGCGATATTATTTTATGCCATGTCCGTGTTGCGGAGCATATATAAAATATGAATGGTACGTAAAAATAGAGGGTGAAGAAAAATTACATGCTGGAGTTACTTTTGAAAAAGATGATAAAAACAATTTAATTGAAAATTCAGTTGGCTATACGTGTCCTGAATGTAGGGGATTTTTCAAAGAAACCCATAAAAGAGCTATGTTGCACAACGGAGTTTGGACGGCTACCGGGATCCCATCACGTCCGGACTGGAAAAGTTATCATATTTCAGGTCTTTATTCTCCTCCTGGATTTTTTGATTGGACACACCACGCCCGACAATGGTTAAAGATTTTTCCAGCAAGCGGACAGGTACACGAACGATCTTTACAAGTTTTCAATAACCTTGTTTTAGGTTTAACCCATGAAGAAAGAAAGAAAGAGGTTAACTCTTCTCTTATTGCAAGAAATACCCGTGATTATGAAATTGGAATAATACCAACACACACATCCGTCCTAGATGGTAATGGTGCGATTGTACTTTTAACCTGTGCATGTGATTTAAATGGTAAAGAAGATGATGCTCGATTAGATTATGAAGTTTTAGCTCACTCAGTAAACGGATCAACCTATTCGATCGATTCTGGAAGTATCGGAACATTTCAACGAGGGGACAAAACAGATTTAAGAGAATTAAAATCATATTCGCATGGAGTAATAAATTCGGTTTGGGATGATTTTTCAGAGATTTTAAAAAAAGAATATCAAACCCAAGATGGTGAAATTTTAAGAATAGCTATTGCTGGTGTGGATACGGGATATTTTACTCAATCAGCTTATCAATTCATAGATCAAGGATTAATTAACTCTTGTAAATTGGTAGGATTAAAAGGAGATAGCGAGGAGAAGAAACGAAATGTTTCAGCAGATACACCAATTTTTAAAGAATCCCGTGAGAGATTTGATTTATATTTAGTTCAATCAAATCAAATCAAAGATACCCTCTCAGAACTTATGAAATTAAAATATCAGAAAGGAGATCCACAACCAGCTGGATTTATGAATTATCCAACCCCAAATGTAGAAAAGTATACACATTTATATTTTGAACAATACGAGGGAGAAGCAAGAAAGCCAATTGTTAGTGCGACCGGAATAGAAATCGCTTATATGTGGGAAAAGAAAACGCAACAATCAAAAAACCACTATTGGGATTGCAGGGTTTACAATATGGCTTTACGGGATATATTTGTAAAAACCGTATCTAAATCTATCGGAAAAACCATAACATGGTTAGATTTTTGTGAATTAATTCAATAGTTATTGTAAAATTGCTTTTAGCCACATCGTTCACGTGATGTGATTTTTTTTGTTTTAAAACGCATATATCTACAAAATATCAACATTTGTTCAGTACTGCACAAAACCGTCTATAATAATGAATAATATATAGAATTCGCCTATAATTTTGTAGAAAAATAAAATATGCCATTCTACGACAACCCCGCCGACTATATTAAAGCCGCACCTGACGTTTCGGTACGGATCACTCGATTAACGGCGGTTATAGAGGCACTCGAATTATGTTCTTTGAATGCTGCATCTAATGGAGAAATAGCAAGTTATTCATTTAATGATGGGCAAAGCGACATTAAAACATCGTATACGAGTATCACTGAAATTAGTAGATCAATAGTTATGTTTGAAACTATTAGGGAACGATTAATTAATAGAACGCAAGGAAGAGTTACAATTTTGCGAGATGCAGACACTTTGGTAAAAAGATACTGGTGATGGGGGTAAAAAATTACATTGAGAAAAAAATTGTGACAGCATTATTTCGGCAAATGGGTTTCCCTTACTATAATAATAATGCCCCTATTATCATATCAGAACCTTACAACGGCGAAAAGAACGCTGGAGAATTAGGAGCAATAAAAAATTATATTCCGGATTTTCAATCTTTAGCAGGTAGGAGTTGGCAGGCGTATACCGAAAGTGAAATTGCTCAATTAATCATTCACAATTTTATGTTGTGGACCGTAGGGACAGGATTAAAATTTAAATCAGAACCGGAAAATGATATTTTAGACAAAACAGGGCTTAAATCTTCCGACTTCATAAAAGTTACTGAAAGTAGATTTAACCTACATTTAAATAGCAAGCGAGCTACTAATACAAGAAATAAAACCTTTCACCAATTAGCATATGAAGCTAAAAAACAAGCGATTGTTGGGGGTGATTGTCTGATAATTTTAGACTATGGTCGTCAGGAAGAAAGAAATAAGACTGTTTGCGCTAGAATTATTGACGGTTATTACGTAAAATCTCCAGTAACGGATCGTAGCCCTGAAACTGGAAATTTTATTTCAAACGGAGTCGAGATAAATAAATACGGGGAACCTGTTGCTTACTATGTCGTTTTAGATGACTTAATGAAATACGAAAGGGTATCTGCCTATACATCAACGGGAACTCTTCAAGCATTTTTAGTTTTTGGTTTAGAATATAGAGTTGATACTTATAGAGGATTACCCCTCCTTTCAGCAGTCTTAGAAACTATTAAAAAATTAGATAGATATAAAGAAGCTACAGTCGGAAGTGCGGAGGAGAGATCAAAGATACCATATTCAGTCGAACATAGTAATTTTTCAACCGGAGAGGATCCTCTCCAAAAGTTAAAAGTAGCAGCTGGACACGGACTTGATCCAGGAACAGAAAAATTAACCAACGCACTTCTAAAAGCAACGGCCTCAAATTTAGCTTATACATCTGGGAAAACAGTATATAATATGCCAATAGGGGCAACTTTAAAAAGTCTGGATTCTAAGAACGATCTTTATTTTAAAGAATTTTACACGGTTAATTTCGAAATGCTTTGTGCAACAATTGGAATACCGCCTGAAGTCGCCTTAAATAAATACACCTCTTCTTTTTCATCTTCGAGAGGAGCAAATAAAAATTGGGAGCATAAAATATTATTCGAAAGAAGAAAGATTGAATTAGAAATCTATCAACCATTTTATAATTTATGGTTAGAGATGGAAATTTATAATAATAGAGTTAAGGCTCCCGGTTATGTAATCGCTAAAAATATGGATGATTATATGATTATTGAAGCTTATCAAAAAAGTAGATTTATTGGTGCTAAAATGCCTTTTATAGATCCTTTAAAAGAAGTTCAGGCCGCGAGGGCAAAATTAGGAGATCAAACAACTCCACTTGCAACTTACGAACAAGTAACAGAAGAATTAAACGGGGGAGATTGGGAAACAAATATTTGCCAAGCCGCTATTGAAAAAGAAAAAAGTATCAACTTAGGTTTCTCAAATCCAACTCCTACAGAGTCAGTAACCGAAACAGCAATTGTATAATGAACGAATTTTTACTTTATAAAGCAATAGACACTTTATCAGCCGCCGATTTTATACAAAATATAGGTTGGATCGGGGAAAGTCAGGTATATTCGGTTAGAATGTATTGTCCCGGTGGAGATGTACAAGCCGCGTGGGGAATGTGGGCTAAGATGAATGAATTAAAAGCAAAAGGATGTCGTTCAATTGTAAAAGTAGACGGAATGGCCGCAAGCATGGGAGGCTTTCTTTTATGCGCCTTTGATGAACGTGAAGCCTTAGAGGTTTCACAAATAATGATTCATAGGGCCATAATAGCAGAATCGGATGATCAAGGCAATAAAATTGAATTAACACCGGAAGATAAAATATTTATCGATCAGATAAATACTAATCTTAAAAGTAGACTTCTACAGATCGTTGATTCTAAGAAATTTAAGGCTCTAAAGGGGTATTCTATTGATGATTTATTTGATGTTACAAAAAATCGTATTAATTGTTTTTTAACCCCGGATGAGGCTTTCGAAATAGGTCTTATTACAAAGATAATTCCTTTAGATCCTGCAAATTCACAAACAATCGTTAAAGCGGTTGCATCTTTATATGAAGTTAAAGCCACGGCGGCTACAGCCGTTAAACCAAACATTAATAAAATGACTAAGGACGAATTTTTAAAAGAAAATCCTGAGGCTGCAAAAGAAATGTGCAAAGAAGCCGTGGAAGCCTATAAGGCTAAAATGAAAGCTAAGGCAGCAGCTAAAGCGGATGATCCCGACGATGATGGGGATGACGATTCTGACCCGATCACCGATAAAGATCATGACGGAGGTGGAAAATCAAAATCAAAAGCACAGGCACAGGCTGAAATTGTAGCTCTTGCTGTAGAAGCTACTTTAAAAGTCATGGGTATTCAAAAAGTTGAAAGCGGAAATGTACAGACTGCACAAGCAACCGCTAAACTTGCAGCCGAAGCAGAGGTGGCTAAAAAAACCGCTCAGGCTTTGGAAATCGAAGAAGTTATAAAACAAATTTCTGCTATTAAGGCAGGTAAAAAAGTTCAATAAAATGAGCATAATTAATACGGTGACAAATACTGGCAGCCAGTTAACCACCAATTATGATTTGACAAAAATGTTTTTGGGTGCGAATCGTTTTAAAAACGGTGCATTTAAGAATACCACAGGAGACACTTTGACCATTCCATCCGGAACGCTTTTGGGTAAAGTAACAACTTTAGTTGATAACGGGACAAAAGAGGTATCAACCGGCACTGTCGTAGGAACAATTGATGTTTCCGGAGCTGGAAATGCAAATGTTATAGTTAGAGGGGCACATATTGCAGGATCACCACTTACTATCCCAGTTGCAGTAGCAAATAGCGATAGCGCAACAGCGGTAGCAGGAAAGGTAAGGACGGCGATGAATATTGTTGCAATAACTGCAAATTACACCATTAGTGGAACTGGAGCAGTAATCACATTGACTTCTAAAACAGAACTTGCAAACGATGCAACTCTTTCTGTTGAAGTAAAAAACGACACATGTACAGGACTTACCGATGAAACAGGAACGGTTACAACTCCAGGAGTTGCAGAATCTGACCCAAATATTGTTGGCTATCTTTTGCCATTTAAATCAATAGGAGTAAATGGAGAAAATATTCCGGTCGGAATATTGAATCAGGATTTAGTAGTTGCAGCAGGTGCGGTTATTCCAACTGTAAATTATTGTATTGCCGGTGATTTTGATAACTCAAAATTAATTTTGCAAAATACTGATACGTTAGATACAATTGTAAACGGTCAGGCAGTCCGTGAAGCTATCATTGCCGAAACTCAACTAATAGGGTTAGATATTAGTCAAATGTCAGGATACGACAACCAATAAAAAATAGAAT